TTAGAGCCTATTGATCCAGAAGCTGAAACATTACAATATACTCATCCAGATGGATGGGCTGATTACGCTGCTGATGTAAACGATAATGGAGTACATAGCTTCATGGGTTTAGATTATCAGTTATATAAATTTTAATAAACAATTAAATTAAATTAAATTATGGCAAAAGTAAAAACTCCGAAGGTAGAGAAGCCTTCAAAATTAACTCACGTAGAGCTTCACAACGCTCAAAATCTAGTAGGTTCCTTAACTGAAATGCAGATGCAATTAGGTAGAATAGAAACTGAAAAACACGTGTTACTTCACAGAATTGAAAATGTACAAGAAATGATTGGTAAACTTCAAGAAAAGTTTATTAAGGAATACGGCACGTCTGACGTTAATCTGAAAACTGGTGAAATAAACTATAAACCAATTAGTAAAGATGATAACAAAGTTGATTAGAAAAATAAGCGTAGGTAAAGACTACAAAAGTGATTCTATGCACTATTCTGTCGGTCAAGAAGTTTACGGTGGGCATACAATTCATAGTATACTAGAAGAGAAAGATAGATATAGTGTTTATATTTCTAAAGGAAATACTATTGTTCCTTGGAAAGACTTCAATAAAAATATGGCTATATCTGTTGAGTATAATCTAGAATACTAATGAAAAGTCCATACGATTATATAGTTAAACCTTATGGAAATAGATATAACAACTCTATAAGTATTGGTGATAAAAGTCTAATAACTAACACAGAAGCTTCAGACCATAGGCATATCAATAGAATAGCTGAAGTAATTCAGACGCCTATACACAATGTTCTTCCAATAAAAAATGGTGACAAAATAATACTTCACCATAACGTGTTTAGAAGAATGTTAACTATAAAAGGCAAAGAAGTTAATGCTAGATCATTTTTAAATGAAGACGAGTTTATAATAAGACCAGATCAAGTCTTTATGTATAAGCGATCGGAGAAATGGAGTAGATTTAAAGAATCTAAATGGCAGTGTGTAAAAGGTTACACATTCATTCAACCAGTAAAAAACAAAGATATATTTTCTTTAGACAAAGAAGAACCAATGAAAGGCATCATAAGATATATTGATGAAACAGCTTTAGACATGGGTTTAAATATTGGTGATTTAGTTGGATTTCAACCATACTCAGACTATGAGTTTATTGTTGACGGCGTTAGATTGTATAGAGTTTATTCAGAAGATATTACAATAAGTTATGAGTATAAAGGAGACGAAGAAGCGTATAATCCAAGCTGGGCGGAAGGCAGTTGATGAATTAATAAAAGTTGCTGAAGAGCAAATTATTACTAATACAGATGAAGACGTATCTGCAGATAGGCTTAAAAACGCTGCTGCGACTAAAAAGCTAGCTATATTTGATGCGTTTGAAATATTAAATAGAATACAAGAAGAAGAAAATATACTTGAAGGCAAAGAACCTGAAGAAAAACAAGAAAGAGTTTTTAAAGGATTTGCGGAAGGTAGATCAAAATAATGTACGAGCAAGCTTTATATAAAATAATTGAACCAGTAAAGTTAACCACTATAAATAGATTAAATAAATCTAAAAAGTGGGAGTATGGTTATGACAAGGAATACGATATAGTTGTTATATCTAAATCTGGTCAAATAGGGGAAATATATGATATCCAAGGGCTTCACGTGGCGTTACCAAAACAACCCAAAGAAATTTATTCTAACGAAGAGAAAAAGTGGAAAAAGTTTGATTATCCAAAAGAACTTTCTAAACTAAAAACTATATTTGACTGGAGAGATTATCCAGAGGAATCAAAAGAGCAATGGTATGACTATATAGATGAAGAGTTTACTCGTCGTGAAAATGGATTTTGGTTTAACAATGGCGGTGATCCGATATACATAACGGGTAGTCATTATATGTACTTGCAATGGACTAAAATTGATGTTGGATCTCCAGACTTTCGTGAAGCAAATAGATTATTCTTTATATTTTGGGAGGCATGCAAAGCTGACAAACGCTCCTATGGTATGTGCTATCTTAAAAATAGACGTAGTGGTTTTTCTTTTATGTCTTCAGCTGAAACAGTTCATCAAGCAACATTATCAAGTGACGCTAGATATGGTATATTATCAAAAACAGGTGGTGATGCAAAGAAAATGTTTACAGATAAAGTTGTACCTATATCGATTAATTATCCTTTTTTCTTCAAACCTATCCAAGATGGTATGGATAGACCCAAATCAGAGTTGGCTTATAGGGTTCCAGCTAGTAAACTTACTCGTAAAAAAATTACTTCAAAAGAAAAAATTGAAGAACTTGTTGGTCTTGATACGACGATAGACTGGAAGAATACCGGTGATAATAGTTATGATGGTGAAAAACTAGATATGCTAGTTCACGATGAAAGTGGCAAATGGGAAAAGCCAGATAATATATTAAATAACTGGCGAGTAACAAAAACTTGCTTGCGATTAGGTAGTAGAATCATTGGTAAATGTATGATGGGTTCAACGTCTAACGCTTTAGATAAAGGTGGTGAAAACTTCAAGAAATTGTTTAACGATTCGGATGTAACTAAAAGAAATAGAAATGGTCAAACACGCTCTGGTTTATATGCTTTGTTTATCCCAATGGAATGGAACTATGAAGGCTTCATTGACGAATTTGGAAGACCTGTATTTTTATCTCCCGGACGAGACACTCGTGGACCCGACGGTGAATTAATAGATATAGGTGTTATAGAGCATTGGGAGAATGAAGTTGAAGGATTAAAAGGAGATCAAGACGGGTTAAACGAGTTTTACCGTCAATTTCCAAGAACAAAAGAGCATGCTTTTAGAGATGAAACAAAAAGTAGTATATTTAATTTAACAAAAATATACGAGCAAATAGACTACAACGAAGGTATAAGAAGTTCTGCTGCTGTAACAAAAGGAAACTTTCAATGGGAGCATGGGATCAAAGATACGAGAGTTGTTTTTACGCCAGATCCAAACGGTAGATTTAATATTAGCTGGGTACCACAACTTCACTTACAGAATAAACATGTGATTAAGAATGGAGTAAGGCATCCTGGAAACGAGCATGTAGGAGCATTTGGATGTGACTCGTATGATATATCTGGAACAGTTGATGGGAAAGGTTCAAAAGGCGCTTTGCACGGTTTAACAAAATTCTCTATGGAAGACGCTCCTTCTAATCATTTTTTCCTAGAGTATTTAGCTAGACCACAAACGGCGGAAATGTTCTTTGAAGATGTACTTATGGCATTAGTATTTTACGGTATGCCTCTATTAGCGGAAAATAATAAACCTCGGCTTTTATACTATTTAAAGCGTAGAGGTTATAGAGCGTATTCAATGAACAGGCCAGATAAAGTTTGGAATAAACTATCTATAGCTGAAAAAGAAGTTGGAGGTATACCAAACTCAAGTGAAGATATTAAGCAAGCTCACGCAGCTGCTATTGAAATGTATATTAACGATCACGTTGGCCAAATGGAAAATGGCAATTATGGTAATATATATTTCAATCAAACATTAAATGATTGGGCAAAGTTCGATATAAATAATAGAACTAAATTTGACGCCTCGATAAGTTCTGGATTAGCCATTATGGCTTGCAACAGACATTTATATACACCGGTGATAAAAACCCAAAGAAAACAACTAAATATATCGATAGCTCGATATACAAACAACGGAAATACATCAAAGATAATTAAAAATTAAATATGGCAGAGTCTGTTATAGGTAATTATTTTCCAAGTCAAGCGGTTAGTGACCTTGAGAAGATAACCTACAATTACGGTTTAAAGGTAGCTAAAGCTATTGAAAGAGAATGGATAAACGATACTAGAGATAGCAAAGCTGTTGGAGGCATGTACTCTGACAATCAAACAAAGTATCATAATTTAAGATTGTACGCTCGAGGAGAGCAGTCAATACAAAAATATAAAGATGAATTATCAATTAACGGTGATTTATCTTATTTAAACTTAGACTGGAAACCAGTTCCTATTATTCCAAAATTTGTAGATA